TCAGATTCATCATCCACAAGAAATACAGGCAAGTCGCCATGTTCTGCCTTGATAGCTTCCAGTTTCTCGATCAGTTCTGTGATTGTCATTTTTCCCCCGTCAATCTCTCAAGCGCCGGGATCACGATTTCCCGCGCGCGTGCTTCAAACGAACAGGCTTGCACCCGCCGCCTGGCCTCGTCTGCCATTTCCTGCCGTTCCGTCTCGTGCGCCAGGTAATAGTCGATCTTGGCTTGCAGGTCAGCGGCGTCGTGGTAGGTCGCCACGCTGTCCCCGAACACGTCCCGCAGTTCGGGCCGGGTATCGTCGCACAGTTGAAACGTGCCAATCGCGGCGATCTCAAAGGCGCGCGGGCCCAGGCTGTACGCCTCGCCGGTCTGGATCAGTCCACCGCCGAACTTGTCGCGCCGATGGTGATTTAGCGCGATCTTGGCCCCAGAGTACCAGTACACCATCTCGCTGTTTTCCATGACCTCACCGATTAACACGTCCGGCCTGTCGGGGTTCGTGTACGCGCCCCCCACACGGGCATGATAGCGGGATAGGTCGAGGGCGTCCAACAGTTCGCGCCGTTCCTCCCAGAGCGTGCCCCAGAAAAAGACATCGCGCTTGTACTCCGGTCCTACCTCGTGCGGGTAATGCCGCGCCGGGTCGAATGAGTGTGGCAGGTAATAGGTTGGACAGATGCCCTGATAGACGGATACGCTCACACGATCATTGGTAAACACTGCGCTGATATTCCCCTTTTCGGCAATGACAGCCTGTTCCGTGTCCATATATGGCGATTCGGTCAGGATCAGCGCCATCGGGATGCCCAGCTTTAGTGTCAATTCGTAGCCCCAACGATGCCAGCCCAGCCCGGTGACGATCAACAGGGCATCGGGCACGAACTCAACAATGTCCGCAATCGCTGCCCGCGTCGAGCGCACCGCAGCCGCGTCGGGCGGAAACTGCATCCCCTCGTGAACGGTCAGCCAGTTTAGAAACCTTTTTTGATACCGGTATTCGGTATGGTAGTTGTACGGCCTGACCTCGTGCCCCAGGGCAGTCAGTGCGGTTTTGTAACCCTCGGCCACGTCGAACGGCGACCACTCCGCGCCGGGATAGATGATCATGATTTTCATTGTCCCGGCTCCCCCGTCGCCTTGTACGGCCTTTTCAGGTGAAAAACGACTTGCCCGTCAATCGGGCATCTGTGCATCGCCCAGGCCATCCAACCATCGCGGCCCGCGTCGTTAAGGACATCAACCTCGTTCCATTCGCCGTTGGGTATCAGTACCTTATACTCCCATTTCATTTGTTAAGTCTCCCTCTTTGCCCCGCCCAAAACCGTGACCGCCGAGACGCCCAGTGCTTCCTTCCAGTTAATCTCAAGCATTCGCTTGTCACCCAACATCTGCACATAGATGACCGGCACGCCGCGATATTCCAGATCGATAACCACCCGCTGGCATCGTTCATAGGGTATTTCTAGTGCCTCGCAGATTTGCTTGATCGCGTCCTGTGCGTGTATTATAGGTGTAGCCATGTTAACTCTCCCTCTTTGTTTCCCTCTATTGGACCGGTATCGCGTTGAGCTGTTTTTCCGTCACGATCTCGACTGGTCGGCGGTCTGCGTTTACCTCTGCGCTCGTGCGTATCAGCCGCCTTGTCCCGTCGTCAACAGCCCAAAAGGCCCGGTCGTTTGCCAATTTCACATAACACCCATCGTATTTGTTGACGGGTTCGATTTTCCGTTTTGCCATCGTTTCTCCTTTCCAGGCGATCAACGTCCCGCCGTTTTCCTCGTCCTCGCGGCCCAGGGCCACGACCTCGTAACCCAGCCCTTCCAGATCGGCAGGATAGATCGTGCTCCGGTGTATCTCGTATTCGTTGCCGTCATTGGCGTCCTGTTCCCAAACGCCCCACGGGCAGCCGACCACCACAAGCGGGGCGATCTGTTCCAGCGTAGCCAATGCCCCAGGCCAGTCGCCCGGTTCGAGGTGTTCCGGGCCGTGCCACCAAAACACGGCGTCAAACGCGCCCAGGTCTGGCGGCAGTTGCCGCACGTCGCCTTGCGTGATGGTGTCGAATCGCCCGGTATCTCGGTATCGGAAGTGTTCGACGTTTGGCCCCCATATTTCCAACAGGTGCAGGTCATTACCGGCCTTTCTCAGTTCGGTCGAAAACACGGGCAGAGCGCAGCGGTTCGCGCCCACGTACAGAATGCGTTTACCCCCGACGAATAGATCGGGCACGTTCTCGCGTAGTGTCGTATGCCAATCAGCAAACATCTTTTCCGGTTCTCCTCTGCCGACCTGGTTCAATCGAACGAATACCCGATCCACCCAGGCGATCTTTGCGCCCGGATAGGCCGCGTTGATCATCTCGAAATCGCCCGAATAGGGTACGCTGTGCAACAGGCGTGCGAACTGACGCCACCTATCGGCCTTCATTGCGTAACAGCCCAGGTCGATGTAGTCCGGTCTTGGGGGCATTCCCCAATAGCGGGGCAATTCACCACTGGTCGGGTGCTGCACTTTGAATATGATCACGTCCGGGTCGTGCTCGTCTGCGATCTGTCTCAACTCACCGACAAAATCGTCATCAATCAGCTCGTTGTCATCGTCAAGACAGAAAATATACCGCCCGGTGTACGGCTCCGGCTCGCTGGCCATCCATTCCATTGACCCCTGCGTACCGCGCCCGATGTCATCAAACAATACGACGAGCTGGTAATCCTCGCACGTCTGCCGGGTCACGCTGGCCACGCATCGCCGCAACAGCGTCGGCCGGTTGTGCGTCCTGGTAATGATCGTCAAAAAAGGTTGATCCCCCATTACGTTTGCTCCGTTACGACTTGCTCCAATTCGACATAATGGCAAAGTGCGCCGTTGGTAAAAAAGCGGTTCTCAAAAAGCCGCATCTGCGCCGGGTGCTCCGATCCGTTGGTCAAGTCGCTTGGAGGATGAACCGTCTCCGATGCGTCGAGGGCGTCCATCACCGCCTCGATCAGGGCAATCGCCGTTTTTTCCGTCGCCGCGCTGTCATCAAGCCCAAACGCGCCCTTGATGGTGTAGACCCAACTGCGGGTAACAAGCCCGGCGGTATTCCCGAACGTTTCCAGGCTGGCCCGGCACGCGCTGCAAGAGATCGTCCAAAAACGGATCACGTCCGACCCGCTGATCGTCGCCTTGCCGATGGTGTCCTGACCCGATGCGAATGCCGCCCATCGTTCGTAGTCGTACACGTTGCCGATATTCGAGACGGCCAACAGTACCGCCTTGATCGCCGCGCGTTTGGCTGATTCGCTCACCTGATCCCCCTGCCGTGATGCAAATAGTCCCTATTGCCGGGAAACCCCGGCACTGTGTCCCAGTCCACGAACTCGCCAGCCGCTTTGTAGTCGCGCGAGTCGTCAAGCCCTAACTGGTTTCGGTATAGGTCGATAAATTCCTTGGCCCTTTTGGCATAGTCCGATGATTTGCTCATGTGCGTCGCGCTATCCACGCTCAACAGCGCCCGCCCGATACTGGCGTATTTCGCCGCGAGGGCTTGACAGCACAGCCCCGCAGCCAGATTGCACACCGCAAAAAAGTGCTCCGTTGGGATGTCCGCCGCCAGGATCTTGGCGGTGAACGTGCTCGATGTGGGGGCGGTCAATACCTGGTGCGTGGCGACCCGGATGCTGCCCGCCGCGTAATAGGTCGAGCCGTCCAGGTAAACATAGTCATTGGCTGCGAAACCGTGATCGGCCTGCGTGACGCTGATCGTCGATCCGCCCACCGACCACAGGTAAGGGACGGTGTACGTGATCCGCATGGCCTCAGTTGCAGCGGGCGCGTGCGCGGGCAGGTAGATGTGACGGGTCAACACGGTGCTTACCACGGCCCAGTAGTCATCTTGCCAATCCTCCGGCTCAAGGTAAACGGGCGTCTCGTCACTGGCTATCGTCGCCGCCGGGTATTCGATCTGTAACACACGCGAAAACCCCTCCGTCCAGTAGGTCAGGTTCGAGATGGCATAATACCTGCCGCCGTCGCCCGCCACGTCCTGCGTGTAGGTGTCGGGGGCGTCTTTGCTGTACCGTTCGACCGCCGAGGTAACGTTGCGGTAGGTTTCCAGCGTGGTCAGTTGGTTGTCATCGACCCCGACCAGGGATTCGGTTTGTAGGAAAAAGACGGAAAGTAAAATAGCCATCTAGCACCCTCTTAGTATATCTCGATCTCGTCACCTGTTTTATACCGGCAGTTTGTAAAGACATTGTTGGTGCACGTCTCGGTATCTATCTCAAACCCCGCGCTCGCGCTTGGTACTGGCCCCGATACGCTCAACGGGCCGATGGTCGAACTATTCATATTTCGCGCCTTGATGTACGCCTCGCCCGTTGACTGGTTGATCGAGATGTGCGATCCGGCAAGATAAAGGCGCGTTTGGTGATCTGTAGTCGCGGGCGCATATTGACCGATAAGGAAACCATAGTCTGCCAAACCCGCGTCGAGATGTACGCCCTGAATGCTGGCCATCTGCCATGTGCCATCTATGATCGCGTACGCCTCGCAATCCCCGCTTTTTGCCTGAATCATTCCACCGAATAGATAGACAGTCGATCCACAGACCATTAACCCGCACCTGCTGGCATAGTCGGCATCACCAAACGAGCATCCATAGAAAAAGTGAGACGTTGACCATACCCAGTCCTCAGACCAATCTGCCGGATCTTCCTCTGGCGTTGCCACGTCCTCATTTAGCGGATAGCCCGTGATGATCGCCCCAATAGGCGAGCGTTGGAAATGGCAGCCCTTGTGTACCGATGCCTCGCTTCCAAAATTCAGGTACGACGCCTTGGTGCAATTGATCACGCGCACGTTTTCAAAAGTATGTTTCCCTGCCGATGCAAGTGCAGAGTTTCGACAGCAGTACAGTCCAAACTCAGAGTGTAAGCCCCCGGAAATGGTCAGATTGCGAATCTGGAAAAACGATGTTCCTTGCAGATTGAAAAACGCCGTAATGTCCGTATTGCTTTGGTAATAGATGCCCGATCCCAGTTCCCCGTTACCAACCAGTCCGATCCCGCATTGTCCCAGATCGTCAAACGAGGCGGGCGCGTTGAGGTATAATTTCCCATCGATCAGGATTTCGCCCCCGCCGAGCGCAACCAGATCGTCGCGGGCACCTGCCAACGCCTGCACATTTGCCGTTTTTTGCTGATAGGTTACAGTCGATCCGTAAACCGCACCATAGTCTGTTATGTCAAACATTACACCACCGCCAAATCTGCCATTGTCGCATCGGAAAGCGCGCTCGCATAGAGTGCTACGCCATATTCACTTCCAGACCAGACATTAGAGGGCGTCACGGTCAGCGCCCCGATAAACGCGCGGGCAATGGCCCCTGCGCCCCATGTTCCGAGTGACGATTGCGTTGCGCCCTGCTGTGATCCGCTCAGAAAGGCTTTGGCCGCGTCTGCCGATGCGTCCCATGTCAACCCAGCACACAAAAACGATGTGGAGGTCAAGCCGTCTATGTTGAATGTTTTTAATGTGCTCCCTGCGCTATAATATAGCGATAGTCGGTTATTAGCCGCCGATCTAATACAGCGCACAAAGTTATTGCTGTCTACCCAAAACTCAAAAACGCCACGCGCTGTTGAGTCCGTCCACACGCCCACCGCTGAAACCTTGAACCAGGACAGCACCGTCCCTGCCGTTCCACTGAATGCCGCATCAAGTGATGCGGAAATCACGCTAGTTATGCTCGTCGTCCCATTGAATGATGCCGCCGTGCGCCCGTCCCCGATGCCGTTCGCGCCAAGAGTAACGTTTGAATATGTGCCGTGCCGCCCGTTGCCCGATATGTCATAGGCGACCGAGCCCGATGCCTCCCATAGAGGCCAATAGGCAATCGGCCCATAGGACAATACCTTGTCGGCATAGGTGCTGCGCCGTCGCGTGCGGTTGTAATAGTAGTAGCCCATCACCGCCCCCTAGCTGTAGAGCTGATACCAGCCGTTAAATTCCAGTTGTTCGTCGTCCGTTCCCGCGCTGTTGATCGACGTGGCGCTGGTCAGCCTGAACACAAAATAGAGCGTCGAGACGGCGTGAAACCAGATCGGATCGTGCGACGGGATGGCGACTTGCCCCGTTGTTCCCGTTTTCCAGTCCGTCGCAGCCACGTCCACCGTGCCCAAAACCGTCACCCATTCGGTCGCTATCAGGTCGGTATCGGCCACGACTACCGCCGGATCGGCGTCCAGGATGTACAGCGTCCCGGCCACCGACAGGATCGCGCCGCTGGCATCCTCCGTCTGGTAAAAGGCTAGTTGGTGAATGACGCCGCTTGACGGCTGCGGGCCGGGCGATACATCAACGTCAACCGATCCGCCGAATTGGTTCTGTGCAACGGCCTCATTGATCCCGACCAGCTCAGTCAATCCTAACTCCAAGATGCCCGAAAAAGGCTTGATCTCGTTTGGCATTTATTCGTCCTCCTGCACTCGCTTGCGGCGTGACGCCGTTCGCGCGGGCTTTGGCGGCTCGGGCAGCTCTGGCAAGTCGGCAAACGGCACGGCGTACTTTTTTATGCCCTTGATGCCATAGTCAACCAGAAAGCGGTACACGCCCCATTGCTCATCGACCCGG